CCTGCAAAAAGAATTTAACCGCCAGAAAAAAGTTGCAGAAAATACCAAGAATGAAGCCAAGGCCACCGAAGCGGCCAGCGCTTTGGCGACTGCACAAGCCACCGCGCAGGTTGGCCTGGACGCGGTACGAAAAGCCCAGTCCACCAAGACTGAAATTGAAAATATGGGAATGGCTGAGCGTAAGGTTTTAATTGATGAAGCTTTCGCGGCCCAGTTGATCGATACCGCTGAGCGGGACCGTTTAATCGAAGCCAATGCCCTGGATCATCAGAAAAAGCTTACCGATATTCAGGACAAAGATTCGAAGAAGCGCATCGCCAGTGAGTCCGCCGCCCAAAAGGCTGCCTACAGTGCCATTGCCACTTCTACCGACCAGTTTCTGGTTGCGCTGGAAGGGTCTGGTCAAAAGCGTAGTGCCTTATATAAGGCCATGTTTGTGGCCCAAAAAGCCGCCGCCATTCCCGGCATGATTGCATCCACCGAAGAAGGTGCCACCGCCGCCCTTAAATTAGGGCCAATAGCAGGCCCACCAGCGGCCATGGGTATTCGTGCCATGGGTTACGCATCCATAGGTCTTGTGGCAGGCCAAACCATCGCAGGCATCGCGCACGGTGGTATGGGTTATATCCCTGAAGAGTCCACGTACCTACTGCAAAAAGGTGAGGGGGTTTTAAGCCCTAAGCAAAACGCCGAAGTGCAAAAGATGGCATCGGAATTTAATGCCGGTAAATCATCGGCGGCGCCGGTCACCGTAAACATTATCGAAGACGCCAGCCGGGCAGGCCAAGTACAAGAAGCCACCGGCCCTAATGGTGAACAGATGATTGAAGCATTTGTGGCCAGTATCCAACAGGGCGGTCCGGCTGCGGATGTGATGGAGCAAACTTATCGTTTACAAAGGGCGGGACGCTAATGGCTGAGATTACAGAATTTAAGTACTGGCCAACTAACCTGCCTTTGCCCTTGTTGAAGGGCTACAGCTACACACCCAGCAATAACTTACTGCAAAGTGCCCTGGACAGTGGCGAGATGAGGGTGCGGCGGCGTTTCAAAAACATGCCGGGCACCGTCACCATCAACCTGTTGTTTAACCAGGAGCAAGCGGCCTTGTATGAAGGCTGGTTTCGCAATGTGATTAACGAGGGCACCATCTGGTTTGTGATGCCCATCAAGATGCCAGCCGGTGTCATCGATCACCTGGTGCGTTTTAAATTACCCCATAAACCCATGAAGGCCGTAACCCATAAGCTTTGGAAAAAAACCATTGTTTTAGAGGTGAAAGAGTGGGTTGTTATCAATGATGAAGAAACGGCATTTTTAGAAGAGTATCAATTACTCGATATTGAAAAAGCGGCAATCACAGTAAAAGAGGTTTTATAGGTTATGGTAGCACCCACAGTATCTAGTCGTATCGAAGCATCCGCTGACGCCATAGAGAATAGCGCGGTGGTAGCCGAGAAATTTTCTGATTTTAATAATACCACCCCTATTGCGACTAGCGCTGGCACCAAGAAGCCACTGGGGCAATTGCAAAAAGAAGCGGAAGATGGTGTTACTCAATTGGCCGCAGATATAGCGGTTAAGATGGCTGCGGCGGATGTTGAAATTGCCCGCATTGCGACCTTTTCAAAAGAGACTTTCACCTCAGGCAATGTCTATACAGAAACCAAAATTTATTTTATTGATAGTAATATTCTGTACACGCCGGTATTGGTTCCCTTTACCGCCAGTGCGTTGATTCAAACAGATATCGATTCAGGTGCCTTAACGGTTCACCAGGGTTTAACCATTAATGATTTAGGCAGGAAAGGTGCCGAGATTGTAAAAGCACAGGATGCAGTATTGGCGTTAGCGGATTTGTCGGCGCTGATTAGCGAAGACCTGGAAGTGGGGCAAACCGTTAAGGCCCTTGCCACCGCCGAAACGTATCAAGTGGTAGTTGGATTAACAGGGCAGACAGGGTCTGGCCGTTATCATGATATGGCCAACGGAAAACAACTTAAGCTGGAAGTGGTGGGCCAGGCTGATGATATTGCTGAATTGCGATTATTTAAGCCTACCTATCATGGCCAGGAGGTTGACCTGCTAGGGCACACCTTGCCTGGTATTGGTGGTGGTCCTTGGTTTGCGGATTTTTATGATACTAGCAGTGATGATAATGATGGCACTCAAGTTATCTCGGTTAATGGAATTAGGATGAAGCGTCATATTGATTCATCTGTTACGTCAGCAATGTTCGGTGCAATCGGTGATGGAGTGGTGGATGATACCGCCGCTATTATTAAAACTTTCGCATACGCAAATAGTGTTGGCGTGAAGGTAACCAGTCGATTTGGTGCGGTGCTAAGGCTCACCGGAGCCGCCTCGCTCGTACTTAATACCAGTGCTGATTTTCAGGGCTCTGTATTTGATATGTCAGAGTTTACTGGAACACTGATGATATCAAGTGCTGCCGAGTGGGTGGCTCACGATAGTGCGTCTGCGGTGGTTACATCTTTGACAGGTACATTGTCGGGATCGGTGTTTGCAGGCTGGAATGGCAATAGCGATTTGTATGACTCGTTTATTAAAATAAACACCACGCAAGACTTTTATCAGTACAGAGGGGCGGTAATTAAACGTACAGAATTTAACAAGTCTGTGCGGTCTGGACGGTTGGAGTCTGCGCTGTATTATCCGTTAGATGCTAACGCCGTGGATAATGTTGAGGTGCTAAGCATAAGCAAAGAAATGTCTACAGTGGAAAACCTAACCATTAGATTGGGCTCTAATGATGCTATCGCAGAGGTGGTGGCGGTAAGAAATGCCACCTTAAAGACCGTCAAGAACGTAAGATTTGAGTTGGACGATGTGGTACTTACTTCGAACCCGTCATATTTTAGCATCAAGGGTTCCTGTCATATAAACGTGGAGGATATATATTTACAGCGTGCCAATGAGTCTACGGGTGAAACTGGATATACATACCTCTTAAACATAGACGGTTGCTACGATGTATATTTGAAGAACGTGCACGGTACAGGGGAAGGGTGGGGCGCGACAGGTGCTAACGAGTCACAAAAAATCACATTTGAGCGCTGCTCTTTAAGTCGAATAGATTTCCACACACCAGTAAGAGAGTACATAAAAGTAATAGATTGTGACCTTGGCGACAAGGTACTAACGGTATCCGTGATCGGCGATATGTACCTAATACGCACTACATTCACGTTAGGCATTTCTCAATCAGGCATCGTGCAAATAAGAACGGATTGCGGTGGGTTTTGTGATGGCGATCTAATTATGCGTGATTGTAAATTGAATGCATTAGATGGTCAGACTTTGGCGCTGGTGCTATCTGGCGACTCAAGCAGCGAGCCTAAGCCAGTCGGCTCGCCTATTAACTATACTGCGTTTCGTGAAATATTGGTTGAGAACTTATCGACCGGCGAAAACATAGGGTACGTTAATATGGTTGCCAATATAGTGGGCACCAATGTTACATACCCACGTAAGAGCATTTTTAGAGATTGCTTGAATGGTAATTTTAGAGTCCACATGGATATTTCATCGAATTCGCCAGACACTCCATCGGTGGATGCCAATCAGCAATTAAAATCAAACTTAAAGCTAATGCTGGATAACTTCTCATTACTAGAGGGCAACCCGCTATCAATTTTGGATTTAACGGCAAATAACTTTAGTGTTGATATCACATTTAACAATCTATTTGGCCGGGATGATGAGCCCGCCTCTTTTGAGCTTATTTGTGGCGGTGTGGCTAAGATTAATAATTCCCATATTGAGGCATTGGACTTTTATTCTGGGGGTTGGAATTCAAAAATATTAGATGTGCAGGTTAATGGCGGGGTGTTTGACTATAGGGCGCGCTATAACGTAAGGCCGATTAATGCCACCCTGACAGGCGCTGCTTTAACTAAGGTGGGCATTGTTAATGCCAAGCTTATAACTGCTGCTGATGACACGTTAAGGCAGTTTGCATTTGCTAAGTTAAGAAATTGTACTTTTTCTAATAGTACATCTAATTCATCAGCTACTAGGCTTGCCCTGGTAAATGAGGATTTACAGGCGGTAAGCGGCGACTTATTTCTTTCACATGACAGCCTTAACAAAGATAACGAATACAAGCTGCTGGTGGGCTTGTCATCGAATAACAATGCTCAAGCGTATTCATTTAATATGCCTGATTTAAACGAGATAGCGACCATCCCCACCGCCGATGGCTATATCACGGTGACGAGAAGCGGAGCGCTTAAATTGACGTTAACGCAAACAACCAGTGCGGAAATATTGCGTTATATAGTGATGGTTTAGAAGCATGGCAAGGGCCTCGCTGGGCCCGGTTTTCTTTGTCGGAAATGGTATAACTTTATTCGCATAACAGACGGGCGATTCAATAATTAAATATGTCAAATTTACTAAACACAGTTCACGCTAGTGCCCCCGCCTCAGAAATCAAACTACACACCCTAGAATTAATTAACGCCAGTTTTCCCAATGGCGCTTACCGCTGGGTGCAAGGGTTTAACGATGAAACGCTTACTCTGGAAGATGGCCAGGCGGTCACGTTTGAGGGTATGGGGTTTGGTGTGTCGTTAGCCGAGCGCTCTTTGCGCGGTAACCAAGACATACAATTCCAGATTGATAATGTAACCGGCGAGGCCTTGCGGGCCATCAACGATGTGATTGATAGCGGCGAAAAAATGCTGGTGATTTATCGCTGTTATCTGGATTCTAATCATACCGCCCCGGCGCAGCCTGCCACCAGGATGACCGCCACGGGGGTTACCGCCGATTACAGGTCGGTGAATGTGATCGCCGATTTTCATGATTTTGTAAACCTCAAGTGGCCTGTCCAGCGCTACACGCCCACCTTGGCCCCTGGTTTAGCGGCCTAACTATGCAGATAGATGATTATTTTACTGTGCCATATATAGATGGCGGCAGGGATGTGGCTGTGGGTTTAGATTGCTGGGGTTTGGCCCGTCATGTTTTGCATGAGGTGTTTGAGTTGCCGCTGTTTAACGGCTTTGGCCGAGTGGATCGCCACCAAGCGGATGCCATTCATCAAGGGTTTAATGAATCAGAGTCGAGTTTTAGGTTGTGCCAGCCCAAGGGCGGTGCGTTGGCCTGTTGTTTTATAAGGCGTGGCGATGATTTTATTTTTCATCATGTGGGCGTATGCATAAGCGCAAGTGTTGTGCTGCACACGGCCAGTACCCATGGGGTGAAGTCTGTGCCGGTTAGGGCGTTTAAGCGCTTGGCCCCGGTGGTTAAATTTTATGAATTTGTGGGTAAGGATTGAATATGTCGGTTGAAATTCGAGTTTATCCAAATAAGTTGGTGATGACTGAATACGAAAAATTAAGCTGTGATGCGGGTTTAAGTATTGAGCAATGGCTGATTGATAACGTGCCATTGTATGAGCCCCTTCCGGTGCCGCTTTACAGTGTGCTTTTAAATGGCTTGGAAGTGGCGCCTGAGCTATGGGAAAAAACCCAACTGGAAGCGGGTAATCTTTTAGAGTTTTTTATTGAGCCCAAAGAGCCCGTGACCATTGCCATGGTGGTGATTGCGGTGGTGAGTGCGGCGGCTGCCATATATTACGCCAACCAGATTCCCGATAATTACAATTCAACCACCCCAAATGGGTCGTCTGTTTACGATGCAAATGCCCAGGGCAATCGTGTGCGCTTAATGGGCGTGGTGCCTGAGCATCTTGGGGAGCACCTAAATTATCCGGACGTGCTGAATACGCCGCGCCAGCATTATCAAAACGATGAAAGCTGGAAGTACTTTTTATTATGCGTAGGCCAGGGTGAGTATCAAATAAACGATACCGATATTTTCATCGGCAATACGCAAGTAAGTCGCTATGCGGGGGACATTGAGTACCAGTTGTTTGGCCCAGGTGGCGATGTGTCGGGCAATGAAGCGCATCGAAATTTTTACCAGTCGCCCGAGGTGGGCGGTAACGGTTTAGAGGTGGATGCGCCGCCTTATAAGTTTATTGCCCAGGAGGGGTTGGGCAGCTCTATCAGCACCACTAAATCCTATACGGCCAACCAGACTAAGTTGGACGTGATTGCGTTTTTTGGTGGGTCGGGGGGTGGCTATGGTGATTTTCCGTGGTCGGTGGGTGATGACATTCAGTTGGATGCGGTTGATGGAACCATTGAGATTTATGAGGGGGTGGTGGATTTAGTTGATAAGGGCGATTTAAACCCTGACCAAATCACCGCCCCGTTTGGTTTGGATGTGGTGACGGCTGGCCAGAAAATACAGTTGGCCGGTGCGGGTGACAATGACGGCACATACCTGGTTAAAACGGCGACGGCTACAGAGCTGGAGTTGACCGATGAAGCCGGGTTAGACGTGACTTGGTTTGTACCAGCTGAGCGTGTGCTTGTGCGCATCTTGCGGGAGCATAGCATACTGGGTTTGTATCACGCCGAGGCGGCGTATGCTTCTAACGGGATATTAGTATCCAAGGTTGGTGAGCCTACATGGCCTGGGTTTGATGCTTACGGAATTTACACTAACATTTCGGCCGAGTTGATTGATGACACCATTGTGCCCGTAGCGGTAGGTCCGTTTTCTGCCGCGCCTGCTGCCGAGGTGACGAATTTAATAGAGTTAGATTTTATGTTTGATGGCTTGGGACGGCTGAATAATGACGGGACTGTGAGTGCGCATTCGGTGGATATTGAAATTCAGTACCGAGAAATAGGCACTCAGGCGTGGACTAAATC